AGCCCGGCCAGCGCCCGCCAGCCCGCCAGCCCGGCCAGCGCCAGCGCCAGCGCCAGCGCCAGCGCCAGCGCCAGCGCCAGCGCCAGCGCCAGCGCCCGCCAGCGCCAGCGCCCGCCAGCGCCAGCGCCAGCGCCCGCCAGCGCCAGCGCAGCGCCAGCGCCAGCGCCAGCGCCAGCGCCCGACGGCCGCCAGGTGAGCCCTTCGGACTATCGGACTATCGGACTATCGGACTATCGGACTATCGGACTATCGGACTATCGGACACTTCGGGCATCTGCAAAAGAATTGTTGACAGCCTTTCGGTGTCTTCGGTATCGTCGCGGCTTCGGTAACAACTAATGAGGATCGACAAATGAATATCGGTAGTCTGGTGACCCCATCTAACTATCACGGGGAACCCGTTCGGGCGACGTTTGCGCTTGGGATGGGCGTCGTGCGGGAATTGTTTATTGACCCCATTGACGGGGAAGGCAAAGCGGCGGTGGAGTTTAGCGATTGCTGGGGCATCTGGCCTGTGGAATGTTTGAACGTCGTCAAGCGCGCGCCGGTAAAGGTTTTCATGATCGACCCGCCGCGCCGGAGTGATGACGACCAACCGACGCCGGAGGGTTTTTAAATGACGCGATTCCTGTGGACTTGGGACGGCGAAAAACAGATGCAAGACACCAGTATGACCCGCGAGCGCGCGGCGGCGATGCTGCGCGGCTGGCGTGACGATCCGAACATCCGGGTGAGCCGCACGGCTCGCCACACTTACCGAGTGGAGCTTGAAGGCGCCGGACGGTGCGCTGCGACGATGGTTATTCAAAACAACGGGAGAACATCAAATGTACGGTAAACGACTCCACCGCGCGGCGCGCGCCGCCGCCGCACTCAACCGGCTCAAGACGTGCCAGCCGGAACATATCGCGCACACTTATCAGGACTGGCTCGGGCTCGCGACGCCGGGCGAGGTGCGGAAGCACCATCGCCCTTGGATGGGCGCGTTCCCCGAGTGGGCGGAATTTGAAACGATCAACATCGGCGCCTAGTCGGCGCCGACCGATTCAGGGCCGCATCGCGCGGCCCTTTTTTTTGCCTACTGCACCGCTCGCAGCGCCGCCAGGGGCGACGCGGGTTCGGTTCGGTCTTCGACCATCCGGCGCAAATCAGACTTGCTGTAGTGCTCCAGCGTCGGGGCGCAGTAGACCTGCTTGCGGGTCGGATATTCGCGCGAACTAATCTGCCCGACGTCCAGCCAGCCGGCTTCGGCTAGCGCGTGCAGTAACGCTGCCTTCGGGATGCGCTGCCCGCCAGGTGTCGCAGTCTGAATCCGCATACAGAGCGCGCTGAACGGCCCTGCAATGACCCCGCGCGCAAACTCGCCGGTCTGATTCTCGATCATATCGATTAGCAATTCTTCGGCAGGCGAGCGCCCGTCACTCACTAACGAATACCAGAATTGTGTCTTCATCGGAGCGGCGCCGGGATTGAACTGCGATACGTCGCGCGACCACAGTAGCTCGGCCACAGCGTCGAACCCGCCCGCCGCGTACCAGCCCCATAGCCGCGCGGCGTCGTCGGCATCCATCCGCTTAGCCGTCGAACGTAGGGCGAACCAGCGCCTATCGGTCGAGTCGATAACAAGCGGCACGGTTTCGTTTGAGAAAGCGATAACCAGCATTCGGTTAAGCGCATCGTAGGGCTTCAAGCCCTTTCGGTTAACCGACAAGTATTCGGGTGGCGCGGCCAGCAGCGGCTTCAGCTTATTCGCCATCGCGCGCCGAGCGGCGCCATCGGTGTCCTTCAGTTCGTTCAAAATCAGGACTTCACACTCAAGATGATAGCCCCACTGGCTGCCTATCTGGTCGGAGTCAATCAACCCTCGGTTGCGCTGGAACGGCCCACAGATGGCCCTGATGGCCGGCGCCAGTAGCGTATCCTTACCGCAGCCCGCGACGCCGCTTAACAGGATGCCCCAGTTCACCTTGACGTCGGGGTGCTGGAGCTTGAACGCTAGCACGTCCAGCAACAATTCGCGCTCGGCGACTACGGGCAGCACCGCCGCCAGGTGTTCTAACCACAGGCTCACGTCGTGACCCTGCGGGCGCGCGGGCCGCGCGTCCTGCCATCGGTTGCCCAGCACGTCGCCGTCACGCTCGACCAACACCGGCGCGCCAGGCGCGTATGTGATGCCGGCCAGCACGCGCCCATCCATCGGCTGGCGCATTGAGTCGAACCACTGCGAAGCGCTGATGATACCCTGCTTGCCATGCGGCGACCGACACTCTAGATGGGCGTAAAGAGCGTTGAACGCCTTTCGGCTGATTTCGGTTCGGTCGTCTAGGTTGAAGTAGGCGTCGTCGGGCACAACATAGGCCCAGTGCCGATGCAAGTCGGACTTCTCAATCCGCCCGTGCTCGCGCCGGCGCACCTCGGCCAGCGCCGCCTGCGCGGCCTCGGCCTGCTCGTTATCGGTCGGCAGTTTCGACAGCGCCGCCGACATCGTGAGCGCCAGCAGTTCATCGCGTATGCCCGGCTCGCGCTCAGGCCCGCCCTGCTCGGCGATCCATGCGAGAAACGTCCGCGAATCGAGGTCCACGCAGTGCCCATGCAAACAGCAGTAGGCGCGCTTTGACGGGTTGTATCGGCCTTCGACGTTGCCATCCGTGTGCTGCTCATTGTTCGGGCAGACAACGCCCGCCCAGCCCTCGCTGTTCGGGCGCGACAACACCAGCCCGTTGTCCGCCAGCCAACGCCAAACGTCGTCGTTGCCGTCATCGGCTAATATCGCAATGGGTGACCATCCGCGCTCATCGGTGTCACCGGCGGTCGGGGTGACACCATACGCCTCGCACAGTTGTAGATAAGTGAACTGCCGTTCGGGGTGCAGTTCGACCAAGCGGGCGGCGAAGTTATTGCGGCCCTGCTTTAGGTTGATGCTACCCGGCAGCCGGAAGTTTCGGACCACACCGCTCGCGCCGGGGTCAGTCAGCCCCTTATCGGCGAGCGCGCGAACTAGCGCGATAAACTGTGCTTTGGTCGGCACGTCATCGACGCCGAAAGCGTACCCGGCCTGAAAGGAGCCAGATGACGACTCGATGAGCCACGTCGGAGGCAAGGTCGGCATCGGCGCCTTGGTGTTGAGGTCGTCCATCATGAGGACCAGCGGGTAGTCAACGCACCGCGCCTGCGCCACCGGACGCCCCTCGGGGAAGCGGTCGATGATGAAGCTGCCCGTGTTGCCATACACGCTCCACGACGGGTCGATTCGGGCGCCCGGCAGCATGGCGATATAAGTACACTTCGGGTTGCCGTCGGCGTGATACGCCAGCGGGCGCAGCGGCTTCTGGCGGACGATTAGGGGTGTCTCGCCATCAACGGCGAGGCTTGCGTAAAACTCTAAGAAGCGGTTAATATCCGTCACGTCGTTTCCTTCTGTTTGTCTGTCTTGAATCCCGGCCTTACCCGCCGGGATTTTTTTTGCCTGCTGACCTATTTGCCATACCGCGCCATTATTTTGGCACCTACAGCTAACGGCAGTCCCTTCGCCCAGTCGGGCGGCACGGTCATCACTTCACGCATCCACGCCAGCGCGCGCTCGGCGTCCGCCTCGGGCACCTCTAGCACGATTTCGTCGTGGACATGAAGGACAGTACACCAGACCAGTTCGCGCAAGGCGTACCGGAGTAGGTCGTGCGCGGTGGCTTGAGTCACGTTCTCACAAGCTAGCCCGCGCCACAAGCGGGCTCGCGGCCACTCGGTGGCGTCCGCCATAGGCTTCCATGCGGCCTTGGCGTAGGTCAAATTGCCCTCCTCATCAAACTTGGCAAACGGGTAGCACAGCACGCGCTTGCTTGGCAGGACGTACCAGAGATGCTGCCGGTCGTACAGATAGGTCACCCGACCAGCCGAGAACTCGCGCATCGGCTGGCGCATGGCAGACAGGTAGGCGAACTCCAGCGCGGCCCAGAACGGCTGCGCCCAAGGGTTCGCGCGACGCCATGCGTTGACCATGAGTTGCGCCTCAGGCTCAGGCACGAGCAGCCCGTACCCTCGGCCCATTGCGGCAAACGCGCCGATGCCGCCGGCGAAGCCAAGCGCTAACTCCTGCACCTTGCCTACTTGGCGCTGGCTGTCAGTGACGTCGTCATACGCGACCAAATAGGTTGTGGCGGCGTTGACTATGTAGGGGTCACGACCTGACCGGAACACGTCCAGCTTAGCTTCACCCGCTTCCGTTTCCGCGAGCCACGGGTTGACCCGGCCCTCAATAGCTGACCAGTCAGCGACGACAAGCACATGTTCCGGCGCCGGCACTAGCGCCGGTCGCAGCATCGAACGCAGGACGTCGGTGATGCGCGGCCCATGCGCCGGCACTAGCTGGTGACCGCGCACCATCGCCTGCCGCACAGCGGCTGGGTCTTTGGCGACCTTGCGGGTGAAGTTATGCACTTGGGCGCCATAAGACGACGCCCGCCCGGTGGCGCTACCGCCCGCGAACACGAACGCGCCGCGCACCCTGTTATCTTCAACGTCGGCCAACTGCGACAAACGATGGAACTTCGCGACGCTGGACGCCCATAGGTCGTCCGCCGCTTGGACTACCTCGCGCACGCTTGGGTCGAGGTCGTCGCAAGCCAGCAGGTTAGCCCGCACGGTTTTGTCGATGCTGGGCTTGTCTTTGACGACCGTCAGCTTCAGTTGCTCGGGCGTCAGCCGGTCCAGCACCCAGTCGCGCATGCGGGGCGAGCGCACCGACCCGACTAGCCCGCCGGTGGCCTCCCAGACTGTTCTGGTGATGTCTTCCGACTCGGTGGTCGCGTAACGCATAGCCGCGCGGCAGAGCCGCACATCGACCAGCACACCTTGGTCATTGATGCGCTCGTTGACGTGATAGTCGGCTAGCTCGGTCGGCGACAGGTCGCGCAGCAGCCCGCTGATTTCGCGCATAGCCCGCACGTCCTGCTCGCAGTATGCGATGAGGTCGGCCAAGTCCTGCTCGGTGCATTTGAACGGCGGGACGCAGCACTTGCGGATGAGCGCGGCGCCCTTGTGGTCCTTCTTCATACTGGCACCCATGAAGCGCCCGATATCCTCAAGACTACCTGGCGCGCAGTTAGCGCGGGCCTGCGCCGCCGTGCAGTAGAACTGCTCAAGCTCAAAGTCTATCTGCAAGACGTACCAGAAGATGAGCCGCTCAAAGGCTGCGTTGTGGGCGCGGATTTGACCGGTGTACTCGGCCACACGCGCCGGGAATGGCTGGGCCGGCGTCCACGTCTGGACGTCCTCATTGTCAAAAGCGTAGGACATGCACAGCACCTCGGTGCTGGCGTCGCGGGCGTAGTTGTAGACGCCAGCGACCTTCAGGTCGCAGTTGCTGCGGGTTTCAAAATCGAGCCATAGGGGCATAGAAAAAAACGGGGCCTTTCGGCCCCGTTCTCCATCAGGTTGAGGTTTAGCGGCGAGTGCGGCGGGCCGGCGCGGGCGCCGGTTCGTCGTCCTTGTCGTCATCCTCACCCGGCTCGCGCTCGGGGCCGTTGAGCGACACCCATTCCACCACTTCAAACACGGGCGTGTAGATGCGCCCGTAGGACTTGTGCTGATAGTGGTCCTTCTTCAGCACCACGACCGGCACCGGCTTGGCGGGGTCTTTATCGACTTGATGGGCCAGCGCAATCGCCAACTCCTGCACGGCCTTCTTACCGCCCACCGACGTCGCGGTGAAGCGGCATTCCAGACCGGTATCCTCGCCGCTGATGCACTGGAGCATCATGCCGACCTGGGGCTCCCAGCCCTTGTCCGACGCCGCTGGCGCGGGACCAACATCCGGCAGCGGTTCCGTGACGGACACCATGACCTCGCCAGCGACGGAACCATCCGCCCAAGCGATGAAGCCATGAATGAACGAAAACGGATTCACCGCCCAACGGGAGTCAGACTCGACTTCCGTTTGGTCGGCACCAAAAATCCAGTGCCCCGTGCGGTCCATCTTGAGGATGGCGGCGCCGGTGCCGGGAGCGTTGGTGGTGAGGGCCTTCAGCGCGGTGCTGATTGTCTGAACGGACGGCAGGCCAGCGCCTGCGAACTTAACAAGATTGGACATCTCTACTATCTCCTACTGAAGTTTACTAAGGGCAGCAGTCAACTGCTGCCCGATGAGCACAACTGGCGGCCGGGCGTCTGCCTCGTCTGCCAAGGTGTGACCGGAACTGATGCTGACGATAAGGCCATCCGGCAGGCTGAGCTTAGCTTTCTTAAGCACTTTCTCAACCTGCGCCGGCGACTTCAGTTCAGTCACCATCAATTCAGATTCGTCAACGCCAAGGGCGGTCAGAGCGGCGATTGCTGCCGCTTCATCGGTCCACTGGCGGGTGGCGCGCTTCGCCACCAACTTGTACCCCGGCACACTAGCACCGTTCTCCAAGCGCTGTAAAGCAAATTGTCGCAACTGGCTAATCCAGTTCTCAAGCAAGTCGGCGTTCTTGAGCATGGCGCCGATGAGTTCCGGCGCCACGGCGTCAAGCTGCGTCTTGAGCGCCCGCTCAACCGCCCCAGTCATCGCAGGGCAGATGGGTTTGGCCGGGCAGAAGCGGCACCAGTCGCCGTGCTTGATGGGCGGCTGCGGTGCTTGGGCCTGCAACACCGCGTTGCGAAGGTCGATTTCAAACACCTCCAGACGGCGGCGGCTGACCTCCCAGCGCCGCACATGCGGCGGCTGCACGATGACCAGTTCGATAGTCTCGGCGCTTTCAAACGCCCACTGCGTGCGCGGGGTCCGCATGGCCGCGCAGGCGTAGAACATAAGCTGCGGGTTCTCTTCAGCGTCCACTGGGATGCCGCTGCCAAACTTCCAATCCAAGACGACCGCCTTTGACCCGACGCGCATCAGAACGTCAGTCGAGCCAAACGCCTCGGGAATGAAATTGCCGAAGTCAACGTGCGACTCGACCGCGATGTCGGCGGTGTTGTCGGGGTCGATTTCATCCAGCGCGGCTAGCGCCGGCAACACCTTCTCTTCGACCAGTTCAGCGGTCAAGCTAAGGTCGTTGTACTTGGTGCCGACCAGCGACATGGGGTCGCAGCCGGTTTCGATGATCATCGCCATCGCGTTGTGAAGGAGCGTGCCTTCATCCGCGTACTTGCTGCTGGGCTGCGGCGGCATCTGCGCCGCCAGCTTGACGCTGCCGGGGCAGTTGATGACGCGCTTGGCAGTGGACCCGCCGACGACTGAGGAGTGCTGCATGATGATGCCTCTGTGTTGTGGAGCGGCGAGATTAATTTCGCGCCAGATGCTTGTCAACATGTTTGTGATGTTGCTACAGTGCCCACCTCAACAACAACTGGAGACGACGACAATGGATGAATTGACCAAGAAGTTTGCCGAATTCCTCGCCAGCGAATATGGCGTGTCCGGCCCGCACAGCTTTGGCAAGCTGGGCGAGGTCGCTCGGAATGGCTGGCGCGCCGAGTACGTCCGCGAGTGCGCGGACGAGGTGCTGGACGACATGTCCTACCTTGAAAGCACCAAATTCGCCGCACGGCTGGCGGCGGTGTTTTCTGTCAACGACGGCGGCGTCAACGCCGCTCGCGAAAAACTGGTTGCCTACGCGGCGCTCGGCAAGATGATTGCCGACTTAGCCGCGACCAAGGCGGACGAGGCCGGCGACCATTTTGTGGGTGAGGCGTGGTATCACAACTTCTTCCACGAACGTCGCGAAGAGGCGCGCTACTAATGCCCGCCGGTCACAAAACCAGCACCAAGGGGGTCGGGCTCAAGCTCGACCCGCACGCTGGCCCGACGGTCGGCGACAAGTCATACGAGTACTACTTCGTATCGCCGCAGGATTTCCGCGCGGCGATGCAGAAGGCGCGAGAGTTGGAGAAGAAGGGGATGTTTAGGCGGGCCTGGCGGGTCCGCTTGAATTTGGACGGCCCGCAGCCGGTCGTGGCGCCACCGCGCCCCGACGCGCCGCCCGCTGAACTGACCGAGGCGGAACGGAAGGAACTGCGGCGCAAGAAGAAGCGGCTGAACGAGTTGCGGCTGAAGGCCGACAAGCTGGCCGAAGAACTGGAGGAACACGATGAGGAAGGTTAAGTTTGTTAGTTCAAATGATTGTGCCGTGCTGCTTGCTTTGGAAGAAGCCGCGCAGGAAATAGCTGACAAGGTGGCGCTTTTGCGTAAGCTGCTGCGCGAGGACGCGCTGGCGGAAATGCAGGCGCTGACCGAGAGCGAGTATCAAGAGGACGCCCTAGTGCGTTTGTCGGAAACACACCAGCAACTGGACGAGGCGTTAGAAACACTAAACTTAGACAGCTTTGCTAGTTTTTATCCGGGGGAGTTTGAAGAAGATAAGGAGGCCGAGGAGCCGGAGGAGTACGAACTCATCGGCACCATTTATGGAACACATGCTGGGCGGTGGCTGCTGTGGGCCGAAAACAAAGCGGCGGTTTGGCCTGTCAACACCGCAGTGTATGTGAGAAGGAAAAAATGAATCGCGACGACGTTATCCGCATGGCGCGGGAGGCTGGGTTCAGCGTGGCGTGGCCGGAAACTGTTCCCAATTTTGAACGCTTCGCCGCTTTAGTCGCCGCCGCCGAGCGCGAAGCGTGCGCAAAGGTCGCCGAAGACTACTGGAGCGAGGGTCATTGCGATATAGCAGTAGCTGAAATTGCGGCGGAAATCCGCGCAAGGGGGAACACATGACCACTTATAATTTGAGCGAATATCTGCCTGTTTCCAGACGCAGATTTGCCGTTCAGCGGCAAGGCGGGAAGCGGAAATTGAGAGCGCGAAAATGATTGCGTTGAAAACCATGTTCGCTTCGATCCTAGCGGGGTATTTGGCGGTCGGTTTTATCTCATGGGATTGGGGCCTAGCGGGGTGGTCGGAAATGGAGAGGCTTGCCATGCTTTACCTAGCCGGCTTGTTTTCGTTGGGGTTCTTTTTCTATTTCACGGAGAATAAAAAGTGAACCGCGACGTCTGCGGATCATGCTTTGCCCCGGCGGCGCTGTGTGAATGCAATAGGGGGGGAAAAGGAATGAATAACGACACCCCGCCGGTCTGGGACGACCCCGACATGGAAGCCAAACGCCAGCAGGCCTTGCGCCTGCTCGGCACCAAGTGGCTGCTGCACCAAGCGAACAGCCCGCAGAAGGGCAACTACAACGACTGGGGGCAGCGCCGTGCTTGAGAAAGTCATCGAGCAGTACTTAGTGAAACGGGTCAAGGCGCAGGGCGGCATGGCATATAAGTTCGCCAGCGTGAGCCACCGAGGCGTCGCCGACCGGGTAGTCTGTTTGCCCGGCCAGACGTGGTTCGTGGAACTCAAAACAACTGGCGGGCGCCTGTCGGAACTCCAGAAGGTGTTCCGCGAAGACATGCTGCGCCTGGGGCAAAACTACGTTGTCCTGTGGACGAAAGAGGATGTGGACCAGTGGCTGCTTATTACAACGAAATAGACCCCTTCGCCGCGCAGTGGCTTAGGAACTTAATTGCCGCCGGCCATATAGCGCCAGGTGATGTAGACGAACGGAGCATTAAAGATGTCGCGCCAGAAGACCTTAGACCATATGTTCAATGCCATTTTTTCGCCGGAATCGGCGTCTGGAGTCACGCCCTCAGACTCGCCGGATGGCCCGATGACCGACCTGTTTGGACAGGTAGTTGCCCTTGCCAGCCTTTCTCTAGCGCCGGCGCCCGACTTGGCACCGCCGACGAACGCCACCTCTGGCCCGACTGGTTTAATCTCATCCGCGAGCGCCGCCCTTCAGTTATCTTTGGAGAACAGGTTGAAACAGCGATTAACCACGGCTGGCTCGACCTTGTTCAAGCTGACTTGGAAAGTGAAGATTACGCCTGCGGGGCGGTCGGTATACCTGCTGCGGGCGTCGGTGCCCCGCACAATCGGCAGCGACTCTGGTTCGTGGCTGACACCCAACGCGAACGAGGACGCGGCGGGCAGTCTGCGCGGCAACATGCAAAAGATGTTGACGCATCAGGCGAAGGAACGCGACCCAGAGGGCTGCGCGGCTGGGATGCAGTTGAACGCCAACCTTGCCCGCTGGTTGATGGGAATCCCGGCAGGCTGGCACACTTGCGCGCCTACGGCAACGCCATTGTCCCGCAAGTCGCGCAAGCGCTCATAGAGGCGTATCTGTCATGCAACTAAGACCTTACCAAACCGCAGGCGCTCAGTTCCTGCTTGACACACCCCGCAGCATGGTGCTAGCCCCGGTCGGGGCCGGCAAGACCGCTATGACGCTCACCGCCATCCAGCACGCGCTAGCCACCGGTGCCGCGCGCCGAGTGCTGGTGCTGGCCCCTAAGCGCGTCGTCACCGACGTCTGGCCGGTCGAGGCGCCCAAGTGGGCGCCCGGCCTGACGCTGGCTGTCGCCATAGGCTCACCCGGTGAGCGACTGGCAGCGCTGGCGTCAGACGCCCAAGTGGTCGTGACGAACTACGACAACTTGCAGTGGCTGGCGAAGCAGACGCTGAACTTCGACGCTATCGTGTTCGACGAGCTGACCCGGCTCAAGAACCCATCAGGCGCCAGGTTCAAGGCGTTGGAGAAGGTCATCGAGCCGATGAAGATACGCTGGGGCCTGACCGGCTCATTCACGTCTAACGGGCTAGAGGACGTGTTCGGCCAGTGCAAAATCGTGGACCAGACACTGCTAGGCCGGTCCAAGGGCGCGTTCCTCCAGCAGTACTTCTACTGCGTGAACCGCGAGCATCAAGAATGGACGCCGGTGCCGGGGTCGCTGGAGAAGGTCATGGCTCGCATCAAGCCGGCTACCTTTCTACTGGACCCCGGCGACTACAGCGACACGCTGCCGCCGCTGCACACGGTTCCGGTCGTCACCCAGCTATTCGACCGCGCGCCCTACGATGCGATGAAGAAGAACTTCGTTGCCATCTTCCCCGACAGTCGGGCGCTGGCGATTAACGCCGCGACCGTGACCGGCAAGCTGCAACAGATGGCGTCGGGGTTCGTCTACGGCGACACCGGCACCGAGTGGTTCAGCAACCACAAGCTGGTGCGGCTAGACGAGTTGCTTGAAGAAAATCAGTACGCGCCTACAATAATCGTTTACAACTATCAGGCTGAACTCGCCACCCTTAAGGCCCGCTACGGCGCTCGCGCCGTGACGCTAGAGGATGACCGTGCTATCGAGCGCTGGAACGCTGGTAAAGTCGAAATCCTCCTGCTGCACCCCCGGTCAGCCGGACATGGCCTTAACTTGCAGCATGGCGGGCGCAAGATGGTTTTTCTGTCGCTGCCTTGGTCGCTGGAACTCTATGAGCAGACCATCGGCAGGCTGCATCGCAGCGGGCAAAAGCACGCGGTGTGGTGCTACGTCTTTATGGCCGAGCAGACGATAGACGAGAAAATCTGGGCTGCGCTAGCGGATAAGCGCAGTCTGTCGGACATTGCCCAGGAGGCACTTAAATGATGACGTGGCGCGAACTGTTGGTGAATTTACCAACGATGTCAGAAGACCAAGTGAAGCAGATGCTGGATGATGAGCGCGCAGGCGCGCGGCGGTTGACTATCATGCTGCGCCTACACCAGCGCTACTGCACTATTCGGATGGAGCGCGAACGTCGGGAGATGCTGGCGTGAGCGATACGGTCAACCATCCGCCTCATTACACCGCAGGCGGCGTCGAGTGCATCGACGCCCTACAGGCCGCCACAGTCGGTTTGGAAGGCATCGAGGCGGTCTGCACCGCTAACGCCATCAAGTATCTGTGGCGTTGGAAACGCAAGGGCGGGGTCGAGGACTTGCGGAAGGCCCGCTGGTACCTTGACCGGCTGATTAGCCTTTCCGCAGTACCTCAATCATCGAAATAACCGCAGCAACGGCGCTTCCGATAGTGGTGAGCGCCTCGGGCGCGATGTGCAGCCCTACGGCGCCAGCGAACAGCGCCAGCCCGCGCCAGGTGCTAGGCTCTTTAGCCCGGTCGATGAAATACTGCATCATGCGCGCCCCGCGTGTTTGATAGAGAAGTGGTTGCCGTCAGGTTTGCTGAACCGCCCGCCCCAAGCGCAGTCCTCGCCTAGCGTCTCCCAGAACTCGCCTAGCGGCTTGTAGTCTTCGGATGCTGTTAGGTACTGGCCGTGGCGGAACAGGTTCAAATCAATCGCCAGACGCTCACAATGGAGACTGTTGACGATGCCTTTCCCTGCCGCCGCGTTTAATTTTGCTTGCTCGGGGCTTCGGTAGGCATCGCCAAAAGTCAATTCGTAGCCGTTGGCATAAGCAAACTCAATGAGCTTGCCCACCAGCCGGGTAAACAGTCGCTGCTTTTCGCCAAGGGTCATCATTTGTCCGCCTTGTCGTCTAGTTTATCAAAAATGCGGGTCAACATCTCTTTGATTTCGTAGATGTCGCGCCGGTAGTCTTCCTTCATAACGTAGGTCTTTGGCATGGCCTCGCGCAGGCCCGACAGGTCCGACTTTAATTCCTTGACCGCAGTCCACACCTCGTGTGCGAACCAGCCTAAGATTGCCATCACGGCGCCTAACCCGACGTTGAAGATAGTCTGAAGGTCCACTACGGCGCTCCGAGTTGATTGGTGTTACTGGCTGCGGTAAGCGCATTGATTCTTGCAGGAAC